CAATAGTATGAGGGCGGTATTTTTCAACCCACAAAGACTCATTCATAATATAAACTCCACAAAGAGAAGATGGGGCGGAGGAGGTGAACCCTCACAGCGGCAGTCTGGCGGAGTGTGCTGTCAACAAGAACAGTTGCGCCCCAATATACTATTTAGCCACGTTTTCGTAAATACTTTGAAAATCGCTTTGTTCAGCGACTTCTTCTTCATAATTACGCTTATGATAAGTGCGCGCTAGTTTACGACCCAACTTCTTTGGAATCTCGCATTCGTCTTGCAATTTTTGCAAAACATCTTTAATGTGATCGCGTTCTGCTTCAACACGAGTAAGTGAGTTGGAGATTTCTTGGAGGCATCCCAAAACCTTTGCTTTATCAAGTGCCATTATTCTTCTCCAAAGGTTGAACTTGCTGCTTCGATAGCAATGTAATATGTCACTGGAACGTTTTTGTTTTTAAACATAGCCATACCACGACGAGATACTGAAACATCATAAGACCCATCTAGCATCTTAAAATTGTCAACTTTCATAACAACCTTAAACTTTGTATCACTAGCCCCGATCTCAATCTTAGATTGATCAGCAGAATCATCCTTCATATCCGTAGCGATAAACAAAATCGTTTCTCCGTCACTCTCGAACACAAAATTTGGTGACCCAGAAATACCTGCGCTCTTTCGCATCCACTCTAAATCCTCTTGAGTCAATGTAAATGAACAATCTGGTTCACTCAGAGTGATTCCTTTCTCGGGTGGTGCAACGATAAGTTTAGTTGAGCAATATTTAATGTAATCGGAACGCTTTTTATTTTCTGTCGCAATTACAACTCGATCATCAGTAAAGTCAAGGACAGGATCTTTATAGAGCGATACCTTTGCGAGCAACTTATTCAAATCATAAAGAGCAAATTCTTTAGGAAGATCTTCAGTGATTGTTGCCTCAGCGAAAATTGTCTTTAGACCTGAAATAGTTTTTAGACTATTTCCTGGTTTGAATAGCAGACTTTGATTTATGCTAGAAAAGTTTTTTAGAATTGAGATAGTATTGTCAGAAAGTTTCATAATTTAGAACCTCATTTGCTTCAACATGATTATTATACAAAGAATCAACTAGTTTGTCAACTCTTATTTCCAACTCATCTAATGAACAATTATTGTCCATCACAATATCATAATGCGCACCAATCCAAGCCCACTCACTAAAGTGCACTTCTGGATATGCATTACGCATTATTTCTAGTTTGTTGTATACATTGCATTCTCGAGCCAAAGTAAACCACTCAGGGTCATCACCACGACGAACACGAATAACAACTCCCCCAGAATCTTTAATAGCGTTGATTTCATTTGGAAATCTCACATCAGCAATAACATAATTGTTGTATGGTGCTTGTTCGCAACGACGTAGCACAGTATGAACCCAGAGGTCAGGATGAAATACATCACGACCTGCCTCTGTGCCCATTAATTGTAATGCGAGTCTTGGTGAGAATTCTTTACCGAATTTGTCAGACCACCATTGATCAGGTTGTTCGCGCCATGCTCGAGATTCTGGAGTGTCTCCCTCAAGCATGGCACGATCCCAACCGAATACAGCAGCGCAAGAATCTTTCACACTATTCGCAAAACTTTCTTTGAAAAAGTTATGTCGTTCGACCAAGAGATCTGCGACTGTGCCTTTCCCTGCCCCAATGAAGCCAACAAGACCTACAATCATACTATATTATAGAGATCCCACAAAATTAGCAACGGCTGGCATATCACCAGTGAATGCATAAGTTCCAACGTGATGAGTACGCATCCAAGGACAGAGCCAAATTTGACCACCCAGACGACGCCACCACTGGCAGAACATGTAGTCTTCAGACAAGTAACGATCTGAGCCGAAGCCACCGTTTTCCTTGCTGTCAATTACTGTATCAAAGTATGCGTGAATATATCGCGAGCCATCGAAGTTGGCTTGACCAACATGGTCTGGCTTATAGCGAAGTTGCGGATAAGCATCTTTAAACTTATCAAATACTTCACGTTTGACCATCATGAAACCAGTTCCGATTTCAAGAACCTCAATTGGCTCAGCAACAGAGAACTTTTCAGTGCCTGGTGCTGGATTGAACACAAAGTCACCAGCAACTTTTTCTAGTTCACCTGCATCAATCTCAGAATTACGCTTCACTGCTTCTTTAATTGCACTCCATTTGATGGACTTTTTAGGATATGGACCACCGACAACGTCCTTATCCAGTGCAAGAAGTGCAATAACATCACGTGGATCAAAATGAATATCTGCGTCTAGGAACAATAGATGTGTATGCCCAGATCGAAGAAATTCGTCTACCAAATAATTACGTGCTCTTGTAATCAATGATTCATTGAAAATGAATGAGAATCTAACATCGATGCCGTATTGATTACAAATTGTTTGTAGATCTAAGCAAGATTTTACATACATGCCGTGAGCCATACCACCATACATTGGAGTGGCGACAAACAATTTATTTTTGCGTAATTCTTCTACTTTAACTTCTAATTTCATATTAACTCCAGAGTATAAAATTCAACCACTATCTATATAGTCAACCGAAAAGATCTTCTAACGTGCTGACTACGTTCAGTTTTTCATTGAATTTAAAGTGACCACTCCAAACTGAATCAACTGTATCATTTAGTGAATGATCATACTTACCAATCTTCACACCCTCAAGACCAAACGCTAGTCCGAGATATTGTGAAGCAATTGTTTTACGGTCAAACTGTTTTACGAATTCCCAGTTATTTGCAACAATTTTGCCATAATCGAATGGCTGCATTGCTAAGAATTTATTACAGAGATCACCAAACTGTTTTGGCGTTGCATCCCAAGGAATCATTAGATAGTTTTTTCCTGGTTTGAGAAACCCCTCACCTTTTTCGTTGTTAGAAACGCCAAGATTACGAGCAATAGGAACAACACCCATAAGCATCGCATCAATAACGACACGATTGAAATGCTCACCATAAGTCTTAGACCAAGAAGGATCTAACAAAAATTTGCTGTGGCTAAGAATCTCGTCGCGTTTCTGCTCAGAGACGAAGCCAATATATTGCATGCCTTTATCAAGAGCATTTTGCCAGATAGGCTTACCAACTCGATCTTCGCTAGCCTGTGGATCGCGATCAAGTGTGCAATAATATTCTGGCTTACACTTATCCTTTGATGCCATGTAAGCGCGCTCGATTCCATCACCAGCAACAATTACCCGACCATAAACATAGGGGACTGCTGCTACCAGATCGTCAACATGTTTCCAGCGTTTAAATGTTTGAAGAGAGAAAATAGTATCCGTTTTTTCATCGAAAGATGTTCCGCGCTTTCTGGATATATCCTGCGGATTCAAAATTAATGCTCGCGGAATCTCCATAACATCGGCTTGATTCATTGCGCTTGGATGAACGCAAGCCAATCCCGCGATATGTTCTCTCAGATGATGAATCCATGGATAATTTTTGCGTAGATTGCCGTCGTGAACGATAACAATATGTTTTGCCTTCACGTCCTTGAACATTCTTAGCCATGACTGTTTTCCCTCTGAATCCTGACACTTAAAGCCAAAGATAGATTGCCAAATAACAACATCATAATTGTTAGCAAGATTGACAAATTTATTTACATCGTCATCATTGATGAACGATAGATATTCACCGCGCCATCCTTTGCCTTGGTGGACTGGAAGCCCAGTTCCTACACCAATATCATATCCTTCTTTATCATAGTCATCTGAGAACTTGCCACCAGTCTTTGTAGAACGCAGGTAAACAAATCCAGTCTCATGACCAAGATCTTTGAAACCAGCAATCAATTGCTCAGTGTGAGAGATAATACCACCGAAATTATTAAAATCATGGACAACAGTTAGTATTTTCATAAATTATCCGAATAGATCTTCTAGGGTAGATACTTTATTATACGCTTCTGAATGGTATTTGGCAACCATTTCTCGACCGCCATGTTTCTCCAAGTAATCATACCATTCTTGTTCTTCCCACATTCCTGGACTGATTCCGTTCCAGAGTTTTCGTTGTAGTGGGTGTTCTTTGTTTTTTCTACGGCACTCAACATAATTAAATCGATGATCTTCATACTCCTTGCTCCCAAGTTCAAGCATCTTTTCTCGCAGATAACACACAAGACTAATGCGTTCAGCAACATCATCATGCATTACAATCGGAGTATTACCGTGCATACATTCATGATTGTTTACAAGTAATAGATCTCCTGGGCGAACATTGATTGCTATTCTGACTTCAGGCAAAACCAAGTAACCGCCAGAATAATTCCCATTATTAGATAAAACCAACAAATTGGAGAGTCCATCTGTAAAATCTCCTGCGTCATAATGCGCTGCTGTTCGAAATGTTTTGTTCACTGTGATTGTTGTAAACACAGTTCCTGGCACAAGAAACGCAGGATCAATTTTATCTGCGGCTGCGCGTTGATTGCTCCAACGTTGAGGAAGGAGTTCTTTAAATCCGTTATCTAGCGTTTGAAGAAACGGAAAAGATAATTGAAACTTATCGTAACTGGTCTGAGTATAAGAAGTAGCGCGACCATAAGGAATCCGAGGGTAGCGATCGAACCAGCCAGCAATACCTGAGTAGACGATATTGGCATACGTCGTGTCTGAAATGAACGTATCTTGAACAAGTTTGGCTTCATTGATAACCTTCTCTAAATCTTTTTCTTGAATAAGATTATTCAGCCATTTGTCCCAATTAAATTCTGCTTCCTTGACTTCTTGAGCAAGCCAAACAAGACCACGAGAAGAAGCGGCATCTTTATTTAACTCATGAATGCGCTCAACTTCATCCTTCAAATCTAAACCAAGATTGTTAACAGGAATCTTGGCTAGGAATTCTAGAGTGCGATATTGAACTTCGGTGACCCAGTCGCGACCACCACACTTATCGCCTTTCGGACCAGCAGCAAGTCCACGATTCTGTGAAGCAACAGCAGCATCACGCAATCCTGCGTAGGCTTGATCCTGTTGTTCTTTGCTGAAGAAGTTCTTGCGAAACTTGAAC